TTTCAATTCCGATAAAATTTCTATTTGTATTTACGCAAGCGACTCCGGTACTGCCTGAACCCATGCAATTATCAAGTATAGTTTCATTTTCAAGAGTGTATGTGCGTATCAAATATTCTAAAAGTTTTATTGGTTTTTGAGTGGGGTGTAGTATTTTATTCGTATTTTCTTTTTTTATATGTTCTATAATTGTTTTATGTTTTGCGTATCCATCATATTTTTGATTAGTTTCCATCAATTTAAAATCATTCAAACTTTGTGTTTTATTGTGTTTACCATGTCGCATATAGTTGACCTTATTTATTTCTAATTGGTTAAACATACATTGATTTTTATAAAACACTGATATATTTTCATTATTTCTCATTGGTTGTTTATTACATAACAAAAAACCAAATGGTGACTTTTTCCACACCCAATCATACTTATAATCCTTAATATTACTCATTCTCAAATGACTTGAAAACGGCTCACTTCCAAAAAGCGCAATACACCCCCGATCTTTTATAATTCTTTTATACTCTTTCCATAGCGGTTCAAAAGGAATAACAACATCCCATTTACAAGCGGTCGTACCGTAAGGTAAATCACATAAAATCATATCAACAGATTTATCCGGTATCTTTATGGGCATTATTTCTAAACAGTCACCCCGATATAAAACGGAACTCATCAAAACCTCTCTTCAAAATTGAATTTATAAGAGTATAAAAATTTATAACTGCTTGATTGCAATAATGACAATGGCTTATCTGATGCAGCATAAAAATGTAGCATTGTATCAGGTACCTTATGCTGTTCATCGTCGAGTAGTAAGAAATAAGGGAATGACCTTTGAATCTGCGTCTGATATGCGGTTTCTAAATCATTGTAAATTTCTTCCGTAAATTTATATCGCACATCAGCAACAAAACGCCTGCCGTAATAACCTCCCGCACCGGGAATAGTTTGACCTGACAATGTTTCCCTGCTTTCCGTTGTTGTATAAAATCCTATTTCTTTTGACGGTGCGGTGCCTAAAGTTCTGTATTCACCTATTCCGACACGCCCCATATAGTTCCCGTTATGGGTTATAGTGTAGCTGTCTGATGTCATTTCAGTTAACAAATAAAGCCCGTTATTATATTTCCGTGTAATGTCAGTTCTTACGGGTAGTGTTATAGTCTGCGGCGTTGTTATTCCGTCATCAATTTCAATTTCCGTTGCGTCGGTATATCCTATGCCGATACAGTTAACAGCTTCAGCATCGTCAAAAGTTGCAGTAAATGTAACCGCTGTATTATATCTGTCAGACAGTGCCGGTGAAATTATTTCAGCCGGTACGCCTGATGCAAATTGCATTTTATCGTTTATTAAAATTCTCATTAGTTTGCAAACACTCCGCGCCCGATGTTATTATTGGTAACTGATATTTCTCCGGTGTTAATTCCTTTTTGTACTATGCTGAATAATTCAGCTTCACCGATTTTTATTGATACGTTTGTAATGCCCATTGTGCTTTCCCCGCGTGGCGTGACTGTGACTGTTTCGCCTGCTTGAGCTTTTACCGGTGCGCCGTCATTTCTGTTTTGCCTGATGTCTGGTACTTCATAAGATGTCAGACCGGTTTGCGCGGATATCGGTGTTGATGCTATTGCGCCGACTTTGGCGAGACCGGCGGCGAGTGTTATTCCGGCGGCGACCATGTTTACCGGAAACGGTAAATTCTGAGCGAGCACTTTATCAAACGCAAGATAGGATGATATTGTCGCCTCACCAATTGCAACGGCTTTCAGCATAAGAGCAAGCGCTTTTGATTCTTTACCGGCATTTTTAAATATTGTTTGAAGGTCGGTAAGCATGGAGCCGGTTGTTGATAACATCGTTTGCCCGAACTGAACATTGTTAGTCAGCATTTTTTTCGAGTGCTGATTTGTTGCGTCCTGTAATGCTTTCATGGCATCAAGTTTCTGCTCATAGCTCATGGTACTGTTAGCAATGTCAGATATGCGCTGTTGTTCCCACATTGCCAACTGCTCTTCATTATAAATCTGTTCCTGTGCAATCCTGTCCGTAAAAAACTTTTGAGCCATATCAAGACGCTGTTGGTATATTGCCGCCTCAGTTTCGGGTATCATTTCAAGTTGAGCTTTAAAAATATCATTTGCTGTTTTTGCTTTTTCCGCTGATGCAGCCGATGCTTTTCTATCGGCTTCCATCATCGCAGAAGCCTTTTTCCCATATTCTTTTATTTCATCTTTTAGCTGTGCTTTACGTTCTGCGTATGCGGCACGGGCTGCTGACTGTTTTGTTTTTTCAACTTCAATAGCCGCTTTCATTGTCGCGGTTACTTTGTTTTGGTTTTCTTGTATCGATTTAAATTTTTTGCCGATAAGCGGAAGCTTTGACAATTGCTCAAGTAATCCCGATACGGCGCCCATGACTTTTTCTCGGATTGAAACACCAAGTTGTAATAATCCGATTGTTGCAGTACTTGCAAAATCCTGAAACTTATATTTTATTAAATCCCAGTTCTTTGCAACTATAACACCGATTACAACAAGAGCCGCAAGACCGGCGACTATTAAGCCGACTGGATTTAAAAGCATTATAGCGTTTAATGCTGCCATTGCTCCAGACATTAAACCGGTAACAACCGCCGCCGCCGATGTAACAACATTGTAAGCTAAAAATGCAGATCCAACTATTGCGATAGTATAGCCTAAACCTTTTAAAAGATTGTTGAGATTATCTCCCGTGTTTACCCATTTTAAAATGGCACTTGAGACTTTTATCACAACAAGAGCTATATCTTTTAACAGCGGTAAAAATTTTTGACCTATTCCGGCTGCTGTCATTTTTATATTATCACTCATTGTTGATAATACGCCTGATGTCGTCTTGCTTGCAATTATCATGCCTTCAAAAAATATACCACCCTCGCCGGTCATTTTTTGAAACGCTTTTACAAGTTCATCGGTCGACACTGTGCCGGTTGATATTTGTTTAAAAAATGCGGTCATGTTGTCCTTGCCATAACCCATACTTTGAGCCATTTCTGTAAATATCGGGACTCCGGCTTCAGCTATCATGTTTAGAGATTCCATGTCAACTTTGCCCTTTAGCATGGCTTTTGAAAAACCGCGTGTTATACTATCAAGTTTTTGTGCGTTTCCTCCGGCGGTATCGCCGAGCATTTTAAAAGTATCTACGGTTTTTTGTATGTCGCCATTCATAACCGGTAATAAAGTTGTTGTCGCTTTTCTTATTGCGTCAAACTCAAATGGAGTTTCTGCGGCGGCAACATTTAAAGCCTGAACTAATTCTTTAGCACGTGCAGCCCCACCCATAAGCGGAGTAAATGCGGCCTCTGCATCTTCAAGTTTTCGAGCCTCATTAAATATGCCGACAAAACCGTCTTTTATTTTGTATAGTACGGATTGAATTAAATTTGCACCTAAAACACCTTTTAAAACTGATGCGAACATAGATGTCGATTGTTGCGCTTTTTGTGCTGCTGGCCCGATTTCTAACATTCTATTCCGCATTTTATCAAGCGCCGGACTTGCAGGGTCAATGCCCTTTGATATTAAACTCTGAATTTGTGTCTGAAGTTTTTTATACTCAGCCGCAAGCGCCGCAGACTTGCCTTGCGTTGCGGTCATTGCGACTGTGGAGAGTTTATTTTTCTCGATGTATTTATCTATCTGATTTGATAGAGCTTTGTATTCTTTAGAGTTTACATCGTTAACTTTTTGCAGTTTTTCAGATGTACCGATTAGACTTTTAAAATCCGCTTCGGCTTGTGCAAAGTCTGATTTGATTTTTAAACTTATATCAGCCATTCTGTGCTCTTGCCTCCGCTTTTCTTTGTTGCTTTTCTACGAGAAAATTTTCAACATGTTTAAAAGTCTTTTCCATTTGTTTCAAAAAGTTTAAAAGCCATTGCCGTTCGCTTCCCCACCCTGAACCATGGGGTAATCCGAAATAGTGATAATTGTCCCAGATGTCAAAATAGTAACGAAACTCAATACCACTTACCGCTTCACATCTGACCGGCTTTCCGGTTTCACTATTATTATAAAAAAAGTTATTACCGAAAACGGCTTTCTTGATTTCTCGTTGTATTATAAAGCCGCCCGGCAACTCCTCTGCTTTATCCCAAAAAACATCGCTGTAATTATCAGTGTCAAAATATCCGAGCAATAACAGCTTGAATAAAGTTGTCAGGCTTTCTACTCCCCCGATGTTAGTTCCTCATCTGCCGGAAAAAGATAAGCTCTGATTTCTGTAAATAAATCTTTTAATAACGGGTTGTTAGCCGTAGCTAACTCTGTACCGGTTTTAATTTTATCATCGCCGATTTCAAGATTTAAAACTTTAGAAACAAAAGTTGATACAAGCATGTTATCATTATACACAAGCTGCATCGTGCCTGATGAGTCAAATTTAAAGCCCTTATAATTCTGCTCTTCACTTGTTGCGGGTATGCGGGAAAATTCAATCACCACCTGTTCATTGGACGGTAAACTTTTGTTATCGTTCCATTCCGGTATAAACCTTTTGTCAATTTTAATAGCTCTTAATTTCATTCTTGATAAATCTCCTTATATTTTTATACTGATGCTGTTGGCACTGTTCTTAAATATAGACTTGCTGGCCCTTGACCTTTAGTCCATCCGTAATCACCTTTGAAAGCATCTTTCAGTGCAACGTTATTTGACACGCTGTTTAGTATCGCCGGAGTTATAAGCCAGTTTTCAACCTTGCCGTCTACATTTGCGTTTTTGCTGTTGAGCAGTATCATGAGTAAAAGGTCATTATCATTTTGTGCTGTAAGCGAATATGTCCCTTCTCCGTCATCTTCTATGATGTCGTAAAACTTAACGAGGAAATCTTTTGTCACCGGTACAAGTTCATCTGTATCCTCATCGAACCTCAGAAAAGTATTTATTGAGCCTGAAAGATTTGTAAAACCGTCAGGGATGTTTGACATATACGGTGCATCACATGAGTCAGTAACATCTATTACGCCCATCTCACCGGATATTTCAACGTCAACTTTGCATACCTCTGTTAGTGCAAGAGGATAAACACTATCACCGGTTGCAAGTGTGATTGCGTCACCGTCCTCTTCCGGTGTTTTAAAAATCGAACCGACTTTTAGAGCGGGCAGGGCACTTGCTGTACCGAATGAAAATATTTTATACCACTTATCCGCCGTCAGTGCACCGGTTGTAACGAGTGTACCCTTTGTTGCATTGTAAAGTATAGAGTCACTTCCTTTGTGTTTTATGCTCATTATTCTTCTCCTTTAATTTCTATATTGTAAGATGATAAACTATCATCTATATTTTCACTTTCAACAGCTTTGATAACTGTTTTTTTTTCAGGTTGCTTTTTTACATTTTTTACAACCGTATAAACATCCGGTGTATTTAGTTTATCTTCGTTGCGTTTTCCACAATATGATGTTCGCTTGCCGTCTTGTATTACTACTTTAGTCATATATCCTCCGTTAGTCGCATGAGTCTAAGGGCTCTGAAAATGTTATTGCAAAATAAATATATACTGATAAATTCTGCATTATATCCATGCTTTCGACTTCTATGTTTTCTAATATTGTCATTCCTAAATTTTCAGGGTCATAAGCTATCATATAATCTGTAATAACTTCCTGATATTTTAATGAATCTTCATAAGATGTTTTGTATAATTGCGCTTGAAAATATAATGATAATCTATTTTCTGTTACTGATTTTTGTACTGAATTATCGTAAATAAACAATGAAAGTTTTTTACTGTCTCGACTTCCGCCGATTTGTATTTCTTCAAAAGTTGCAACACCTTCTGCTGTCAGTAACGCCGGTAAATCGGTCTGCAAATCAAGAGCAAGCGTTGTCATAATGTCGTGTAATTTGTTCATATCTTTTTCATTTCTTTGTCTAAAAATTTACTGTCGAACTCGTTTAAGATTCTCTGCAAGTCAGATTGCATTATGCCCTTTAATCTTCCCCTGATTATATTTCTCGCCGGTTCTTTTTTTCCGCTCTTCCATGTTCGTCCACGCTCAAATAAATTGACCGGATAACTTGATATTGATACTTGGTCTGCTCTCCTGTTTATTGTGTAACCGACTGTACGCCGTCCGCGTTTGTCATCGGGGTATGCTCTTAAATTTAAAGATTGCCCTGATAAAAGTTTTGTCTTTAAATTATCTTTTCCTTCCTTGCCCACGTAGCCGAGCATTTGCGCTCTGATTTGCGGAAACATTTCAACGAGCTTGCGCATGAAATCAAATTGTCTGTTATCATATTCAAAAATTAAACGAGCCATAAAACTTGCGCCCCCTGTTCGTCTCGTTCAACTTCCTGAATAGTGTACATCTTATCACGATATGAAAGATATAATTGCACATTTTCATATAAATCAAAAGTTGTAATCTCTGAGACAATAAATCGCGCGCCGTCTTTTTTCTGCTGTACGCCTGCGGCATCTTTATTGCCTCTGAAATTATTTTCGTCAAACACACCTGACAAAGGTACATCCGCACCGGACGGGTCAAATATTGCGGTTTCCGTGAATACACCGTTTTCTCCGAGCTGTTCAGTTAGATGTAACTTATATATGTCAAGTGCGCTTGATGTCATTGTCTATATCCTACGATACCGGGAAAGTCCCTGTTGACCTTGCTGTATGGTCTACGTTACCCGGAACAAAACAGAGTCTTGTCTGTGACCTGATGTATTCAGTCACGGGGTCAGAGCTGTTGAATGTATCAAAAATTATTTCAGCACCCGCAAGTCTAACCGCTTTGCCTGAATCGCTGAGAGCATCTATTCCGCCGAATACTCGATAACGCTTTTCACCGATTGAGAAAATAACCGCCTCGTCTGATGGGAAGAAACTTTCAGCAGTTGCGCCTTTGTACGCGGTGAATTGGTCTTGTGGTGAATACCCGCAAATCCATATTGGGAATAATTTACCCGGTACTCTGTATTGACCTACAAGATAAAGTCCTTGTGTATTCTGAAGCTCAGGAGGCATCATGTTCATCTGAAGAATAACGTTAGCCGCGTTTGCTTTCATGCGCTCCATTACGTCGGTATCTTCTTCAAGAGCGCTAAGCCAATCTTCGCCCATAATTACACATACGTTCTGAGGGTTGCCCCCCTTAGCCCTGTAAGCGTCGATAAGCGCTCCAAGTGCTTTGTCTATTGTTGCTCCGGCGGCGGTGAAATCATAAGTTATGTCAAGGCTTGCGTCCCTGCTGAAATCTATTTCAAGTCCGATGTCTTTACCCTGCTGTCCGAGCGGTGTAAATTTACCTGTTCTGAGTGTATCAATTGCATATTTCCAGCGAGTTGTAACATGTGCTACGCTGTGCTGTGTTACAATGTCAGATATAAGCCTTGCGTTGTTTTCTGCAAAACCAGTCTGGGAGCCACCCGCAACGATTGAGTCTTTAAGGCTTTCACTTATCGGTGTTTTTTCTGATGCGTGAGGTATGTCATAAAAAATACCTTTTCCGGGCTGATATTCCCTTACAACTGATTGTGTGTCTGGATGCCTGAATGCTATACCGTGAGGTGCAACAATCAATCTGTCAATGTTAAATTCTGCGGCCATTGAGCGGTTGTCGGTTCCGAAAAGAAATTGGTCGATTCCCTTTTTGCCCGCCATGAGCTGATTGTTTATTTCTGAATAAAATTCTTTTAGAGTTGAAAGAATTTTGTTGCTTGTATTACTCATTATTTATTCCTCCTTATTTCCTTTTAATGTAAATACCGGCCTGTGCACAGATGGCCCTTATATCTTCTGTCACCGTGAATGCCGCGTTTGCGTCTGTCACAATTCCGCCCTCCATGACTTCCCCGCCGATAATTACAGAATCGTAACCGGCCGCACTTAGAACTCTTGATGCACCTATACCATTGCCAAGATATATGGCAATTGTGTCAGTCTGCGCCGGTGTTGCATCATACTGATAAGCGTCTGTTGCGGCATCGTATGTTAAAATCATGCCCCTGTAATATGTATCAGCTTTAAGATACACTTGATCTGTTTTAATATCACCCGCGATTAAATTTTCGGTGTTAAAAGTTACCTCTGCCATTATATTCCCCCTATTGCGCTAATAGCGTTTTTTACGTTAGACTTCATTTTTTCAGAATCAAAATCATCAACCTGCGCCACTACCGCCGGAGCTTGTGTTGCCGGTGTTTGTGCTGAATCAATTCTGATATTTGCAAATACTGATTCCTTTTTTTCTGCTCTGATTTCTTTTTGCCTCATGAGTTCCTGTTTTGCGAACTCGCCCTCATCAATATTGTTTTCGATTGCTTCAATAGTTGAATCGGGAAGTGTTACTCCTGACAGTTCGAGAATGTTTGATATTCTTTTTCTGTCGCTTGTGAAATTTGCCTGAACTGAATCTACTCCCTTTTGCTCTGCGGATAGGAGGGATGCTTTATATTCCGCTTCGGCTTCAGGATTCGATTTCAAAAAGTCCTGTAGGTTCATTTGTTCCTCCGTTATATTATTTTCTTCTACCGGTTTTTCAACTGGTGTTAAATCCTGTAATAGTGCTGCTGCTTTATTTTTATTTCTTGATATTCTCTCGACATCTCTTGACATTCTGTTTTGACATTCTAATATTTTTAATTGCGCTTTTTTCTTTTTCTCCGGCTCGCCACATTTTGCAAGCTCTGAATCTGTGAACATTATTTCCTGTTTTTTTTCTTCATCCGGTATGTCTATTTCATCCGCCGAATCTATTACGTTGTCAATTATACCAGCATTAGTTAGAGACTCCCATCCAATAAGCCATATCTCATTTTTCATTTCTGATAAAATTTCTTCTTTTGGCTTTTTCATTTTTTTAGAATAAGCTTCAGATAAAACATTATCCATTGCTCTTGCTATGTCGGCTTCTCGCTGTATTTCGTCGGCATCACCGATTCCTATTGCCTGTGCTCTGTGAGCCATAAAGATAGAATTTTTAAATGCTGAAATTTTATCACCGGACATTATAATATAACTCATTGCACTTGCTGCCATGCCGTTTATTACAAATTCTATTTCACCGTTGTATGTTGAAAATATATTGAATATTTCAAAAGCATCTATAACAAAACCGCCGGGGCTATTTACAATTATCTGCCATTTTTCTTTTGACGCTCCGTTCATCTGTGCGCGTATATCGTCCGCTGTTATATCAAGTCCGACTATGCCGGATAAATACATTGTTTTCATTCTTTAACCTCCTGTTCGTCTTCTATGTCAACTTCACTTGTTGTCTTTTTTTCCATGTCCTGCTGTAATGCTTGCGCCTGTTTTTCGGGTGACATTTTTTGAAATTCCTCCATTTGCTGTTGCCACTCTTCTATCTGGTCATCCCATTCTCTACTACCATATTGAGCCGCTGCGTCTGCCGGTGTGATAAACGCGTTGTCTTTTGCTGTAACGAGTGCGCCGACTTCCTGAAGCGGATTTATGTGTCCGGGGACTGGGCCAAGCCATACACCGGATAATGTTGCCTCCTGAATTATCGGGTCTGTGAAAAATTTAGGATTAGGCATCTCAATTAAGTTTTCCATGAAAAGCCATTTGGCTATCTCACGGATTACCGGCTTGTTTACATTGCGGAAAAAGTTTGACCTTTTCTGTGTATATGATTTTACAAAATCATTTAAGGCACCCTTGTGGGCTGTAAAGCTTGTACTATATTTGCTCATCACAACTTCAGGCGGTGTGTCTGTTGCCATACCGACACATTCAATATATGCTGTTTGCAGTTTGTCAAAATTGTTTGACGGTGTTTTTAAATCTGCAAATTGAAAATCACCTTTACTGTCAAGTTGCATTATAGAGCCGGTCGGCATGTTCGCAGTGTTTGTCAGTGTTGATAAACCGCTTGCCGGATTTGAGCTGATGCCGTCTATGCCGCGCGCCTCTTCTGCAATTTTTAAAGCCTGCTCACGCGTATCAGTTTGGTCTGACTTTGAGAATCCGAGCATGGTTGATTCCATGACAGCGCGAGCAAGCATTGCATCCCACCATCTATCATTATTTTTCGCGGCGGCTATGATTCTGTAATCTATCGGCATGCCGCGTAATTGACGCGCCATTTTCTTATCAAAAAACTGGATTGCGTTTTGGTCACCGTTGTCGTCTCTGAAATTTATGTGCGATTGCTCTGTATCGTTTAATACAAAACCTTTGCGTCTTAAAAATTTATCGTGAATTATTCCGAGTGTAATCAGCTCTTTATTTTTCGGTGTTGCTTGAAAGTTTATTTGGTCTCCGCCGATTTCAATAAGGTCAAAAGGCATGTTGTCATCTGGTGTTTCACGGTCAAAAAGCAAAACGCTATCACCCATTATTAAGCCAGTGCCGAAAAGGGTAGCCTGTTTTTCATAATAATTCAGCATCAAAAAAGCGTAATGAACGAGCTTCTGAAATCTCATTCCCCAGTCTTTGGCTTTTTCTTTCGTGATGCCAAGTGTCTGCCAGTCTGGCTGACTACGATATACAAGTCCGTTACCGATTGCATAAGCTGTCTGTTTATTTATTGCCGCTGTAACCGGTGGGTGTGTGTGGTATAATGTTGTTGCTCTCTGACATAAAATATCATAGTTTAATTTTAATATTTCATTTGGGTCTGTTCCAAAATAATTCCATGTGTCCAAATCGCCGGGGATTTTATCGCCGGTTAATTGTGCATGGTTTGTTAAATTCTGTAACTTGCCGTTATTTATTATCATTATCGACATATAATTACCACATTGGACGCATTCTGTAACCGCGCGTCCCCTGAACCGACGCTAATTGCCTGTATAATTTGTCGCGCTCTTCTGACAGCATCTTATAATCTGCCATTGTAACCGTTCTGGATGTACCCGCTCCGGTTGCTGATGTTATTGTATATTCCTGACCGCCCTTACGGATGTGGTCAAGTGCTGTAGTTATGGAGGCTATTTCTGCTAATATTTCGGCTTCAGTCATTTAGTTTTTAATTACCTTATAAATTCAGAAAATTCTTAAATACTGTCTAACTTTTTGCAATCATAATATATATATGATAATTTGTCAACACTTTTTTATATGTGAAAATTAAAATTTATCGTTGTTTCAAAAACATCCTGCATTTTTCATTATCCCACCCGTCCGGATAATTGTCTTTGTTTTTGCAGAAATCTAATATTTCGCGCTGTTCTTTGTTTTGGTCTCTGTCATTATACCGTTCTGCGAGTTTTACACATGCCGCCGGATTTTGTGTGTTGCGGTAATTACAATCAGCAAGCATAAAGGCAAGCTCTGAGTCATAGTTTTCTCTGTCAGGTGCAAATTGACAGCTTGTACAACCGATAAAAATTAGTGATGATAAAAATATAGCTGATATTATTTTCATTGCCCTTCCTCCCTTATGTTTATTGTTTTTGGGTCTCCTATTCCGATGCGTCCATCTGTATATGTGATGTGCGTCCAGAATGTCCAGTTGCCGACTGTTAAAAATTCTGTATTCAGCAAGTCATAATATATTTCGCCGTCGTTTTCGGTGTCTATTGTTGCGGTCCATTGTCCCGTTGTTAAATCGGGCTTTTTGTATTTTATTAAACATGTTCCGGCAGTTGTTAAATCTCCGAGATTATATGCCCGTATTTGTACTGCATTTTGTCCGTCATAAAAATAATCAATAAGACTCATATTTGCCCCCAGTTTTATAATGCTCTTGATTTCTGATTTTATTCTTAATTCGTTTCTGATTTCAGACTCAAAATAAATCTCGTTTCTGATTTCTGATGCAAATTCTAATATCTGATGTGATGCAAGTTCGCCCCATACCGGCCACATGCCGGAAGGATAAGAATATAAAGGCTGTGAATAAACAGGTATCATCTATTTAATCCAGACTTATTGTCACGGCTGTTCTGTTGCCATCTTCATCAACTGTCATCGTCAGGCGGTTTTTTGTGTCTCCGTAATTGCGGAAAGAAATAGAGCTTGTACCGCCTCCTGTGGCTTTTAGTGCCAGTGCCGTTATAATTTGCATAGCATGTTTAAGTGTCAATCCTGATTCAGTTTCACCGGCTAAAATGTCTGCGACTGATATGTTATTTAATGCTGTTATGTCGGCCGTTTTTGAAAGTCCTGATTGTACAGATGTCACTCCGGCGCTCGATAATGAATATCCTGTTTTGTCTGCAACGGTCGCGGCAACCGTAAAACCAAAAGCGGATAATGTTCTTGTTGTTGCACCCCATACTGCTGTTGTAATATCAGAAACAAGCGTTCCGAAACTTGACAATGTTCGTGTTGCATAGCTCCACACATCCGCGGCGGTTAGTGTTGATAAACCCGATTGTATGGCTGACACCCCGGCTGTTGAAAGCGAATAACCGGTTTTATCGCTTATTGTGCTTGCCGTATATCCTGTTTTATCGTTGTTTGTTGTTACTGTAACCCCACCCGTGACGCTACCGACTGAGCCGGATAAATTGCCTGTTATGTTTCCGGTTAAATTAAAACTTTGTGAAGATGATAAACTGAATCCGGTTTTATCTGAAACCGTTACACCAGAGGCAAGAGCAACAGCACCGCCTGATAGATTATCTATATACCCGGCTCTGAGTGCGGTTAATCTTGATAAGAGAGTATCTATATCAGCCGGAATATTAACTGCTCCAAGTTCATCAAGATTGGTGGCTCTTTGTGCCGTGAGTCGTGTTTCAATCTCGTCAACAAGAGTTTCGATTGCAGATAATCCGTAAGTTGCGTTGGCAAGATAATCAACATATCCCATTCTTGTTGTCGTGACTCCTGCGTCACTTATAGCGGTATCGCAAGCGGAGTTGATTTGATCTGTTGCGTCTGTTCCTTCAATCAGTATCGTATCAACTTCGAGATTGTCACTCCCCGCAATCATAGAGTCATAAACTTTTTGAGGTAATACGCAAAATTCAAGTATGCAATATAACGCCCCCGAAACATGAATAAATGCTTTTCCGCTTCCAAGAGTATTTGTGTCCGTTGCATCAAAAACGGCATAGTATATACCGTTGCTTATGTGTGTTGCTCCTCCGCTGTTTTTATTTGCAAGCGTTGTTGCTCCAGTTTTCCATATTTTTATATCGGTATTTGCAATTGTTAGTCCGGTTTCTTCGGTGTTGCCGTCGGTCGAGTCGACAAATATTCCAAAAACTACTTCTTGCGAATCGGTGTTATATCTTAAGTATTGCATTACATTACTCCTTGCTGTCTGTAGTTGTTTATTATTGCGGGGAGAGAGCTTCCGCCGGATTCTGTGTATGCCCCGATGTATGAAGAATCGACTTTGATGTCATCTATATATATTTTGCTTCCAGCCGTGGGAACTCCACCTCTCCAGTTTCCAGACCACACTCTCGACGCCTGATAATTGTTATTTGCTAAATCACTTAAAGATGCTTTTGATGTTCCGTCAATCCATAATTCAGCAATTCCATCACCGCTTCCGGATTTATACCGCATTTCAATGTAATATAAAGTATCAAAAGATATATCAAAATTTATCGCAGAAGATGATGCCGCCCCTGTGTTTGTGCGATAATTAAAATAATCGAGAGTTAATTTTGTACCGCTCCAACGAAACCTCGGAAAACAAAGATAGTTTCCGGTGGAATCGTACAAAGAAAAAACTGAAAAATACTCAGAATCTAAAAAAGAAAATTCTGAACTAAATTTAAAATAACATCTTGCATAAATATCGTCTCCGGCAGTGAATGCTTTGTAAAAATATAAAAGATTCTCACCTGTATCTCCCGAAAATGCAAACTCATAACCGAGTGAACCGTGTAGAGCCGCACCGGATGATATTGTTAAATCATTACTTCCTTCCTCTGTTATGGTGAGACCTGATAAATCGTTATCCTCTGCATTTAAAAGTGATATTCCGGTTGATTCAGCCATTTGTTACCTCAAGAATTAAATCGCCTGTATATTCTTCCATCTGCCATAACTCCGATAGTTGATGTTTTAGATTTTCATCGACCGTATATTTTCCATCATCAATATTCATAATTATATCGGGGCTTGTCGTTCTGATTAGTTGTTTATCATTACTATATAACGTTAATATCTGCTTCATCTTATCCTCGCTATACACTTGCGCACAAAACTATAATACAAATCAACGCCCATTTCAAAATCTATCAAATGATGTCTGTATTCCGATTCCGGAACTTCTATTATATCATGGTTAAATCTATCATCGAGTGACGGCTCATATCCTGCGGGGTGTACTGCAACAATTTTACCCGCAATCAAACCTTGAGCCGGACGGGCATTAACTTTTTTAATCAGATATAAAATATATTTATCCGGCATTTCAACCTATAAAAATCAAAATGTAATTTAAGCACCCGCCGATAATCCAGAAACATAAATCTCTTATTGAGTCCATCCATGTCCGGGGTATTTCTAAGGCTTTAATATATTTCCGATACTGATAACACTCCATGAGTAATCCGGATATAAAACCGTATAACACCGGCAAGTATATTATCGGAAAAAAATGATAAATAAAAAATGAAATCCAGAAACCATAAAACATATGTGTATGCTGATATGCGAGTTCTTTTACGTTCCAGAATGCTTTCTTATCAGTTGTTATTCCGAATGGCATATTGTGGCCTCCTCAAATTTTACTGTTTGTCTCTCACTGTATTCTTCCCGCTTCCCCTTGTTCCATTGCTGAACCGGGCGGAAATATCCGACAACGCGCGAATATACTTCTGTTGGCACTTTTTTATTCATCTCAAATTATCTCCGTCATGCAACATTGAAATCATAAAAAATATAAAAAGCAGGCACATGCAAGTTATAGCTGCCGTAATTACATTATCTACTATCATTTTTATTTTCCTTTTCATTTTCTTTTATTGGTGTAAAACATTTTTTAATGTCGTTTCCGTTTTTCATTTCCATGCAGTAAATATATTTTGAACAGAAGAAACAGCAATTTTTAGAAACTGACATTTATTGCCCCAAAATAAAAACCGGCTATGGTTATGATTATCAGTGTCATACAGATTATAAGTATAATATTTCTTATGCGCTTGAATTTTGTCTTATTGCCAAGAATTTCGCTGACTGCTTTTATTTCTTCTTTTGCCATTTTAGTTCTCCTTAATGATTTTATTCCTGATTAAAACGTCTGATAATCCGAGTGCTAATCTATCAATAAATTTTTCATCGTGTTCTTCGTCATATAGTCCGAGGTCAAAACATACAGCGTGTATAACTTCGTGCAATAATGTTTGCAATTCAATTGATTCCTGTGATTTTCTTATCCTGATAACTTTATTGTTGTAATCACAGTCACCGCATAACAGTATATCCGGAATATCAGTGTTGCTGAAATAATCCTTTTCCATTATTACTTTCCAGTTTACGGAAAATATGTTTAATGTTTTTGGTATCTTCATTTTAATTCATATCAAGTAATTTTTCAAACTGATTTGCTTTAATTTCTTTAAATGCTAATACACCGACTCCACGATTCATTGTATCAAATAAAAATAGCGCGCCCATTTTCATCATGCAGATAATAAAGTGGTTCTTTCGCTTTCCGGTTAGTGTTCTGCCAGTGTAAATTCTGAGCTGATAAACTCCATCCGGTTTTAATTTTGTAGGATTTATTATCTGGTTGTAATCTTCAATAAAGTTCAGTTTGAAATTTTTAACTCCGAGCTTTTCACATAACGCCGGTTTGTCTGTGATATATCCATCTGCTTTTATTGTGCCTGATTCATACCCGATTTTAAAATACTCGTCATAATTTATGCAGATTTTATCAGTAATAAATAAACCCATCCAGAAAGACACAGAGTTGCAATGTGATAACGCGTATTTTTTAGCCTGTTTTTCGGTGCAATCCAATACAAGCATTATATCTTTCCAGAGTAACGAGTCATCGTTCACCTGATTATATTTTTTTGCCATGCCACGCAAGATTTCAAATTTATACATATTCGACCGCATCTCCTAAACAAGTTTTTAAAACTTCACACTCTTCACACCGTAGACATCTGTCTGAAATATAAGTACAAGAATATTTTCCATCCGCCTCAAACGCTTCGCCTTTGCAATTTTCTAAACAAGTACCACATCCGATACAATTATCAGGATTAAATTTTATGTTCATCTTTTCTTGTACGCTTTCTCTTCTATTTTATTAAAGATTCTGATATGCTCGTCTCTGTTTTTTGCAAATTGGCAATCGTTGTCTGACACATGGCGCTTGAATATGTAAACAACAAGCCCGCCGCCAAATAACAACAGAGAGCCGACAATACCAAGCAGGAGGCCGATAAATTTAAATATAATTTCATTTTGCGGCATCGCATACTTCCCCCCTTCCTCAATTATTGTTATACTTTTGACTCCGTGAAACCTATATTATCATAGTGCATTATAACGCCTAAGTTTTTCTTCTCCAAATATTCCGCATAATTACCTTGAATAATTTTTGTTTCTCCTTTTTTTCCGCGAGCCGGGAATGGTGACATTACGTCACGCAGATAATATACTGCTATTTTGTCAGTTTTACCGAGTCGGCGCTCACCCTTGCCGTCTATATCAATCCGCCTTCCATGTCCTTTGCCGGTTTGTGCTTCGCAGACTATCAAGTCATCAACCCAGTTTATTTCAAGTGGGTTTTCGTCACGTCTTGTTAATTGACCTGTGTAATAATGGTCTCCGCCTTCATTTGCCCACCAGCGGGCGGCGTTCCTGTGTTTCGTGTGCAGCATAAAACATTCAGTTTGAAAAGTATTACACTCTTTCCATTTTTTTGGGTATATGGTTTTATTCCATCTTATGACACGACATACATTTATTTTGTCCTCTTCACATTGTGAGACAAATTTTTCTATCGCGCGCGGTTCCGTGTACATATCATCATCATCAAGAAAACAATAATATCCCGGCTCTTCCGGTATTGAGTCAAGCAATCTGTTGTTGTATAGGTTGTAAGGTGCTTTGCCTTCAAGTGGAGAAAATCTGTTGCCCTTTACGATTATATCACCCTCAACATAAGTGTCAAGCGGGTTGTCTGTGTGGACTATTGTAATAATGTTTTTATATGTCTGTGACCTGACAGACTCCATCATGGTTTTAAAATATTTCGGACGGCCTGAAGTACGGATTAAAATATAAACAGGAGGTACTTCTGATTTTTCAGGCTCTATAAGTTTTAATTCTGTAATTTCGGGATTGATTTTTATTTCTCCATTTTCTCTTTTTTCTGTCATCTTCTCCCAGGACTCACGCCGATAATTACTTCCGTGTTTTGTTTCTTCCTTGCGTGTCAGGTTCTCCCCGTGAATACGTCTATAATATAAAGCATCTTTTATTTTGTATATATCATACCCTGCCATTTCTGCACGTTTTATAAAATCAGTGTCCGCCGCACATCTATAGGGTACAAATCCTCCAAGCGATTTTAAAACTTTATGCGTAAAAATCATTGCACCGCCAGATTGTAATATTGCTTTTGATTTCAGCGGCATCAAATTTTTATCACACTGGATTTTTGCGGGCATTACTATTTCATTGCCCTGCTCTATTTTTTTTAAACACTCAGAAATAAAAGCGGGGTGCATAACATCATCTGCATCAAAATAACAATAAGCGTCCGCCTCTTCTATTGACATTAAACTATTGCGCATAATATAAGCGCCAACATTTTCATCCGAGTAAAAATATTTTATTCCGGTTAGTGCTTCTGCTGTTTTTTTACATCCATCAACGCCGATTCTAATATCATAAATCCACCCGTCTTTTTTTTCCTGTTTTAAAACGGAATTATAACAGGTGTATATATATTCATCTGCATTAAAAGCGGGTATTATAACAGCAAGTTTTTTCAATCAAATCTCCATGTCATAATTATTCTGTGATTTATAATTTTCACACTTTCCGGCTTTATATTATAAGTCCATTCTGATATTTTTTTATCATCGATTCCCTTGTGCTGTTTATCACCCCATGTCCATTTGTATGGGAAAGATAATATTGCATTTTTGCTTATCCGCATTACCTCACGGAAAGCGTCTGACTGTTTTTCTAAATGCTCCCAGACCTGAAGAGCTATAAATGTGTCAAATTCATTATCTTCAAATTTGTATGGTATATTGTTTAAATCATATTCCGGATAATCAAACAAAAAGCTATCTTTAAATAACGGCATACCGCTTGCGCCAGCTTCAATAATTTTTTGACCGCCGATTTTTACAGCCTGAGCGATTACATAATCCATATATTGCCAGCGGTATTTATAGCCCTCTTTCCAGTAATTTGATTTTCCAGATAACGCATATTTTTCAAGCTCTAAAAAAGTTAATGGTTGCATTTATTGCGCCCCCGTTTTTCGGCCGTCCAGATGTGTCACTGTCGCCGAATAATTTTCAGGGCCATACAAGCAAGAGAAATATTTTTTCCTTGCGTTTAGATCCTCCTCGATTCCTTTTGAGCCTTGCTTTAATTTTATATCGTCTATTATTTCTGTTATATATCTGTTGCGGTCGATTATGTGTGGATTATTTGACATGTTGTTGCTTATACAGCATTTAAAGCCGTCAATTTCGGCGGGATTAAAATTTGTGTCCCATCCGGCGCGGATGTTTGCTCTTTTATTAAATCTCAAATGATAAATGCTGTTTTTATACATTATTTTTATCAATTCTTGCAAGCTGTGATTTATATTTCCGTTAAAAATCCAATCGCCTTCGAGCTGAAAAAGATAATCAGCTTTTGAATTTTTTATTGATTTTAAATATCCGTCTGAAAGTGAATTTGTATGTATTACTTCACAATTTTTAAAATATTCTTTTAAATTTTTGAAATATTCCGAAAATTTTGCGGTGTTTGGGTGTGAATCGCAGTATATTGTTGTCGGTATTTCACCGAAAGTATCACAAAATGATTGATATGTCTGCCTGACTATGTTTATATCGGGAGCGGTCTGAATAGAATTTGTAAAAATGTTTAAATTTATATCCATGCGGGCAATTATAGCATATACTAAAATACTGTCAATGATTTTTTATATGTAAATTTAAAAAAAATGAGTGCCGGTATATTTCAACCGGCTTCCAGATATGTTTAATGGTTTTGGCATGTTAAATTTCCACTCCTGATTTTTTTATTGCAGTTTTCCAACAATCAATACAAACATCTTTATCGTATAAATCTCCGGAATTATCTTTATGTGCTGGACAAATATCACAATCGTAATATTCAGAATTATCAAATATATATGGAGATAATGTTAGCTCGCTTAAATCTGGAATTGCAGTAAGCAAATCCAGAACTTTTTCTATTTTTATAAATTTCATAATTTTAATTTGCCTTATTTCCTTGTAGTTCGTTTGCTTCAAATTCTGCAATTTTGCACATTTTTTCTGCCAATTCAATACTCATTCCTAAATTAGTAAAATGCCTCTTCACATTTTTTAACAAAACACCTGATAAAATCATTTGTGTTGCAGTTGCTATAATTTGGTTTATTTTGTCTTGGCTATTCATCTGCGTTACTCCGTTTTTTAATTTGATAAAATAACCATACTTTTAAACATTTATAATGTCAATCTTTTTTTATTTTTTTTCTTAATTTTTTCACTTTTTTTAATAAAAAAACCGCCCTTTTACAGGCGGTCAAAAATCAAAAAAAGAGGTTTCATGAAAGAGAGTTGTTAATGGGTGTGTAATTTAGCAGAGGCGGGATTCGAACCCGCACCACCCGTCGGTACATGCTCCCAGCTAACACCACTCTGCTACTACGTATAACCTATAATTTATATATTATTTTTTGTCAAGCATTATTTCAATAGTCTCATCTCCACGTCATTCCAAATCTGTTCCGTCCATGAACTTAAATTCAAATGTTCCGCTGCTGAACGTGCAAGAATCCATGTATCAAGCGGTTCATTTCGTTCATATATTTTCCTGTAATTCCATTTCCCCGGCTCCGTTTCGGCATAGACTTCAGATAAAAAACCGCGAAAAAACTCCTCGCCGAGCTGTTTTGTAAAATGCATTTCGCCCGGTGCACCTGCGGGTAAATCAACTTTTACAAATATTTCATCTTTCAGCTCGTTTATTGCGTGGTCGTAACGTACTTTTAAAGGTGATTGTCTTTTTACTCGCTCCTCTTTTAATATTGTGTCTTTTAATTTTGCGTTACCTCTACATGCGATTGTCCGTGGTGTACGTGCCACCATTTCATAGACCGTATGCTCATAGGTTATGTCTGTTCCATCTATTTTGTCGTCGTCCGGGTTATATCCTGAATCTATCGCCGCACGGCTTATTATTACATCCACCGTTTCACGTTTTTTTAGCTTATATTTTTTCGTTGCAATAAAATTTCGCCAGTCCTGCCAGCATCTATCGTTTTTATCTTTTGTTCCGTTCTGTGCGTGGAACTTTCCTTCGTCTATTACCCATGACTGCATATCGCGCCCCCATGCAACAACGGTATATTGCAGGTACATTTTTTGAACGTCTGTTCCCATTGTTACAATTAGAGCACCCTCCGGTAATATGCCTAAAGGATAATCTTCTGATTTGTTGTATAGATCGGTATAACTGCGTTTTTCTGTGCGGGCTTCCCAAGCTTCACCGAGTACATCAATAATAAAGTTTTTGAGCTTTAAAATATTTGCACCCCATCCGGTCTCTGCAAACTCCTGCATGCACTGAGTCCATGAATAAAATACAACGGGAGACATTAAATTGCTTATATGATAACTTCTATATCGCGGGTTTACCGGTCGCGCCGTTGGTATCCATTTACCGCCATTTAACATCTGACCTTTCTGATATTCCTTAATCATTTTTTTGCAGAACTTACAAATATAGCCAACTGAATCAGGGATAATCAATTCTAATTTATCAACCATTTCAGAGCGTGCAAATAAACCGTGTTGTCTGCCTTCTGTCATGAGTTCCAAAACCTGAAGCTCGCCACATAAAGGGCACTGACAAAAATATTTTCGTTGGTCACCTTCAAGCCAGTTTTTATGGATTCTGCCTTGTGTGTTTGTTGGCGTACTGATTTTAATTATTTTAAATCCTCTTATTGTTTTTGTACGCCCGCGAAATATTGCTTCAACATCGCCCTGTCCTTTTAGTTCACCGTGTGGCGCTTCCTCCAACTCATCCATAATAATGAGACTGTACGAAAAGCTCTTCGCGTCGGCTATTGAATTATAGCTTGTCATAAGTAATCGCCGATTGCCGTGCATCTCTTTATAAAACGCGCCGTCTGCAACTTTCTTTTTTGCACGTTGTGAAATCGGCTTCATGCAGTCAGCTAATCCGGAGTAGTCTATCATTGTGTCAATAGCGGCGGAGGAGCGCATTTTTGCCATAGATAAAGATGATATGATATACAGGATATTATGCAATTTATATTTTATACTATGCCCTATCACATTTTCCGCGGCTGTTGTTATGAGTGCCTGAGTGCCTTTTTTGATTGTGATTACATCAACATCACTGTCTGGGTGTGCGGCATCCATAATCTCAACGGAATACGGAGCAAGAGAATGGTCTACCATGCCGGGGTATTCTGTTGTTCCCGCGGGGAGGTATCTATTTTGTGAGGCCCATTCTGATATGAGCGGAATATGCGCGTCTGTATGCCATGTATTTATATAACGGGTTAATTTTTCACGGGATTGGATTTCTATGTCTATCAATTTGTTTTTTCCTTATAATGTTTTGGGTATGGTTTTTCTGTTAATAAGCAATCTCTAATACATCGTTTATCTATAAAATAAATATATCTGAATTGCCTTAATTTTTCACTTGTCGCCCTGTCTTTTCCTTCCTGTAATATTGCAGCACTTTTTGAAAGTTCGGGCCGTCTTGTCATTAAACTATTATGGTATATTTCATCGTCCAATGTCCAAAATATAGCTTCATGTTCACCGTAATATTTAAAATTTGCCGCTTGATATACTATCCCAAAACATCCACAGCGTTCATCAGCAAAAGATTGTATCCATTTAATTGCTGGATATTTTCTTTTAATATATTTTATACTGTATGAAATGGCCTTGCTTTCTGAATTTCTTCCGGCCTTGTCGTCCAGCCACATCCTATTTAATTCTAAATATTCTTTTATACCAGTATTCTTGACAACACTTTCTTGACTTGCCGGATTCATTGCGTATCCATATTGTAACACTCCGAGCAATCCATTATTTATAAATATTCCCAAATGTATATAACTTGCAGAATAAAACTTTTTAGAATAATGATTCTTTTTTATAATATAGTTAGCCTTGTCCCTTATAATTTCTTTTACAAAAAAACTTTCATCACCGAACCCAACAACATCATTATGGCCAAATAATGTTTGTTCCTCAAGATATTTTTTCATTTCTTCATCCCTTTAAATTTAATTCCCTCCTCCTCTAACGCTTTTAATAAATCCTTCTGCGTATCCTTTACGATGCTTTCTAATTCACGCAACATTAACTGCTCTGCCTCTCTGTCCTGATTACCGAGGTAAAAGGCTTTTAGCTTTGGCCCTATCTCGTGCGGGCGCCTGTACCATCGCTGAATTATGTTTTCTATAAAGCTGAAAAAGTGAATCATTAAATCCACGTTTGCTAAATCTTTTTTTATCTCTAATGTTTTTAGTTTCTCCTGCATTTCTTTTTCGCGCTTTATGCCTGCCGCGAAAATTATATCCTCCATTGCAGCAATGGCGGCGCGTCTTTGCAGTTCATCTAATTCCGGATTCCTCACCGCCTCCGGTATATCAGGAACACTACTCCTTTTTTGCCGTCCTGTCACCTCTATATCTTCTTCCTCGTCGCCACCATCAAAAACAGATTTTTTTAAATCAGCCTTAAACTTCTTAGCCTGTGAAACTTTCTCATTTATTAAATTCTGTTTTATACCCTTTGTTTCTGATTGTTTTATGCGCTGTATCCAATCTTCAGAACTTGTATCTACCATAACTTTATTGTCGGTGTCTACAAAATAACCCGGACGCGGGTCTCTGTTTTCCCATTGTTGCAATGCCTGTTTTGTCACGCCTAAACGTCTGGCGGCCTCTGATTTTGTTATTAACATAAAACTTTACCCGATATATAATTGATTATACTTTTAGGATTTATATTTCTTACTTCGCATATTCTTATAATTACATCCTGCCAATTTTCAGGAAGTGAATCATGTTTTGAACAATTTTCAGAATAATGAAGTGGCTGCAAATTTAAATAATGACACGCGATTAACTGATGCTCTGGGTCTATCAAGTTAAATTTTGATATTGGTATAATATGGTCTATATGGTCTGTGGATTTATCATATCCTAAATTTTCAAGATAACAAGAAAGTTCTAACCCGGTACAGCCGACTAAATCCATAGTTGCTTTTGTTTTTTTAGCCGATTGAATTTTTAAAGCTTTTCGTAATCGTGCCCGCATATTGTCGGAAAGTTTATATTGAATATCGGTTTTTCTTTTTTCTTTATATTTAATGCTTTCCTTTTTTCTGCGTTCTTGATTTTTAAAAATATCAATCTGTTCTTTCCATGCTGTTTGAAATTCTATTACATCCGAAAATTGGTTTTTAAAAAATATTTTTTTAATAGTCCGTTTTTGTTCTGCTCTTTTTTTTATTTCATCCTTGTTTTTCTCTTTCCATCGTTTACTATTTTCCAACAATCTTTTCTTGTCTCTTTTATATCTTTCTAAATGACATTTTGGATTTTCATCGCGCCATTTTTTATTTTTTTCTATCAACATATTTCTATAATCTTCATCTTCTGCTCTTTTCTTGTTTCTTCTTAAATTATATTTTTCTTTATTTTTTTCAGTCCAGGATTTTGAGATGGCTCTTCGTCTTTCTATATTCTTTTCTCTGTATTCTTTTTCTCTTTTCTTATCACACTCAAGGCAGACATTTCTGCACCCTGTTTTATTTCTATCATCTTTTCTAAAACAATCAAAAGATTTTTCAACTCCACATTTTATACAAACTTTTTTATTCATATTTTCCCCTTTAAAATAATACAAGTTTATAATATCCGAGTAAAGAAGTCAAGTAAATAAAATATGTTTACAAAAAAAGTAAATCTGTGTAGTAAAAATGCCACAGGTTATCGATTCGAGATTCACCGTCGATGATAGCCCAAAAGGCCGGACAGTACCTTTTAAAATATTTTAATTTGTATAAATAGTATTATAAGAGCGCTGTACACGCGGTAAATAAATAATATAATCACTACATAATAGATATATATAGAGATTGATAGCTATAGAGGGCTAAAGGCCTGATTAAGGGGTGCTTTATAATGGATGCATTATACCTGATAAGATATAAATAATAATATATTGATGTGCAGTGCACCAGATAGGGTATAATACATTGATAGTAATGTATGCAGATATATATAAGTGTATGCATTATAACAGTGGGCGTGTTAGTGTGCATGGATAGTGTTATATAAAGTGCATAAAATAAAAGCATATAATAGAAGAAAGTGTTGCGAATGATGTTCTGACCGTTTCAAGCGTAATTTATCTAAGCCATTTGTAATATACTATGTGTATATATATATAAGCACAGTGCTCAGAGAGCGAAAAAGTAAGTTAGTCGTGAAATGGTCTATTCAATCAGAGGAGAGTGTATTGTTAAATAAACGCCTCTAATCGCCTGTAATCGGGAATTGAAAAGGTCATAGAAAGGTCATTCAGACCTTGAAAAGGTCATTATTTGTGTAAATAGTGTTTTATGAGGCGTGGAAAGCACTAATATAGTGTTGCTGTTTTTATGTTTTTATATGTAAAGAAAAGTATAAATAGCGGTGTAAATAGTCAGATTTATGGCAGAATGACCTTTTCAGGGGGTAAAATGACCTTTTTGAATTTCAGTTCAATCATTTTAGTGGATACTTAAATAGGTGGTGTTTTATATGGGAATGTGAGTATTTTTTATTGGCTAACATATAAAAAGTTGTTGACAATAGTAATATGTATTATATAATTTTACATAATAAAATACAAGGAGAATTAAATGGATTCAAAACGTAAAACACTTTTAATAAATGAAGAATTACACAAACGCTTTTCAGAATATTGCAAAAAAGAAGGATTGGTTATGATAAATTTAACCGAGAGAATAATTTCTGATTTTCTTAAAAAGGTGGTGAAATAGTGAATAAAATAATTATAGATAATGAATTTAAAAAACTAATACCACCACTAACACCGGATGAATTTAAACAGCTCGAAGAAAATATTATTTCCGAAGGTATAAGGGATAATTTAATAATATGGAATAATATCCTTATTGATGGACATAACAGATATGAAATCGCACAGAAACACGGTATTAAATTTAATATAATTGAAAAGAATTTTTCAAACCGTGAAGATGTGAAAATATGGATAATAAAAAATCAGTTTGGAAGAAGAAATATTACAGCTTATGACAGAAGCAGATTGGCCTTACAGCTTGAACCGTTGATAGCGGGGAAGGCGAAGGAAAATCAAATAAGAAATTATGAAAACCGTGTTTGTCAGAAATCTGACGAACAAAAAATTGACACAAAAAAAGAACTTGCCACGCTTGCCGGTGTATCACATGACACAATAGCAAAGGTTAAAGTTATTGAACAGAAAGCGGACGAAGAAACAAAAGAAAAATTATCATCGGGGGAGGTGTCAATCAATCAGGCATATAAAGAAATAAAACAGGCCGAAAAGAAAGAACAGTTTGATGAGAAAATTAAAAAACAAAAACAAGATATAGAAAGTGGAAAAATTCAAATGCCGGACGGAGTGTTTGAGGTTATAGTTATTGACCCCCCTTGGAATTACGGTCGAGAATATGACCCAGATTCAAGTAGAGTTGCTAATCCATATCCCGAAATGAGTCAAGAAGAATTATTAAAAATAAATTTACCATCATCAAAAGATTCTATAATTTTTTTATGGACTACACATAAATTTTTATGGAATGCTAAAGAACTAATGGATAAATGGGGTTTTGAATATAAAGCAAATTTAGTGTGGGATAAAGAAAAAATTGGAATGGGTGCATGGCTACGAATGCAATGTGAATTTTGTCTTGTTGGTATAAAAGGAAAGCCTATATGGAATAATACAAAATGGAGAGATATAATTAGAGAGCCGCGCCGTGAACACTCAAGAAAGCCAGAAATTTTTTATACTATGATTGAAGAAATTACAGTCGGAAGAAAACTTAATTTTTTCAGCAGAGATAAAAGAGAAGGATGGGTATCTTATGGCAATGACACTGAAAAATTTTAATATTGCTTTAACTAAAGGTGAAATTGGCGAAAGCATTATAAGGGAATATTTAGAAAGTAGAGGGTGGATTGTATATTTACCCATTACTAAAAATAAACCACATTATTTCGACCAGCTTGCCACAAAAAATAAAGAACAGGTTATTGCAATTGATGTTAAAACAAAAGCAAGGTTAAATAAATGGGCCGCCCAGGGTATAAATATAAAGCATTATAACGAATATAAAAATTTTATTGAAAAAGTGAATGTTCCATTTTATATAATTTTTGTTGACGATAAAAATGGAGACGTATATTCTGCTGAACTAAAAAATCTAAAGAACGGCTTTAATCCTGCGCCTTATATTATCGCGTGGGAATTAAAACAAATGAAGTTTTTATTTAATATTGGTGAAGAAAAAATTAGACTATTAAGCAAATATGACCAGCGTAGTTATGAATTTGAGCCGGAAAATAACATTTGATAAAAAGAAGAAAGTGATAAAAAAAATAATAAAAAAAGAAAAAAATTGTTGACAGGGAATTAGAATGTCGATATATATAATGTAATACAAAGGAATGAGAGGTAATGAGATGAGAATTGAATATGTAAAAGACGGAATAAACAAAGTTGAGATTTGTGATACTTATGAAGAGATTGAAAAATTTGTAAAAGAAAATAATCTCACAGAAACAAGAGAGCCTGAAAATGAAGGTGAATACAGAATAACAGAATAACATTCAAGCCGGTTGAAATATACCGGCAGAATAAAAACTACTTGACATTTTAAACTATATATATTTTGTTGAGTAATCGAAAAAGGAGTAATATTATGCAAACCGCAAAAATGAAAATCTATATTTCCGGACCTGTAACGGGTACATCAGATTACATCGAAAGATTTGCAAAAACAGAAAAGCATTTATCATCTTCATTCGGCAAGGTTGAAGTTTTTAATCCCGTAAGGCATATAATAAACACGTTCAGACACCCTGAAGAAATTGGATGGCCGTTTATAATGTCCGTGTTGCTGGATGAATTACGTTATGGCAATTTTACGCATGTTTATCTTATGCAGGGCTGGCAAAGTTCAGAAGGGGCTGTTATTGAAAAATGCTATGCAAAGAGACTTGGGATAGATATTATTTATGAAGTTGAAAGGGACTAGATATTGTCCGGATTGCGGATACAGAGAGCTTGAAAAATATCAGAAAAAATGTTCCGAATGTCGAGAGGCAACAAGATTACACTGTCAGGCCGTTGCTGAATATAAATACAGAAAGTCACAAAAGTTTTATGATAACCGGCATAGCGAAAATCATAAAAAATATATGCGCGAATATATGAGAGAAAGGAGATTAAGAGTATGACTGAAACAGAAGAAATTGATGAGTTAAAACAGCAGAATAAACAGATGCTTGAAGCGTTGATATATTTCCTGAAGCCAAATACAATGATGCTTGAAGATGGATTGTATTATCTAAAAGATTTAAAGTGGATTGTTGACCTAATAGAATCTGTAACTGAAAAGAAAATCGAGGAAGTATTAACAGGAGGAGAGTGATGAGTGAATCTTATTGGGAAGAAGAAGCTAACAGTTTAGAAATACAGTTATCGGAGTTACAGGAAAAATATGAAGAACTCGAACAGCAGAAAGCGGAGTTGTATAACTTATTAAATCAAATTGCACACACAAAAGGAATAAAAATGGCCATGCAAAAACTTATCAGAGATACTTTAAGAAAAATAGATATTACTTAACTGTTATTATACAACATAAAAATATAACCTCACCGGAGATACAATGGAAACAACAAGGTTATTCTGCTACATCCCCGTAGCAACACACAGAAAGACAAAATCAATTGCCGCGTTAAACGGAATTGACATAAAAGATTTTGTAAACAGTGCATTACTACACTACATAGAGCACATGGAAAATGAGGATTTGAAGATTGATAAAAGTTTGATAAAGGAGTGATATAATGAGCCTGGAACATTTAAAAGCCGGTGATACTGTATATATAAATTCAAGATGGCGTGGCATTTTGTTTTATAAAATTGACAGGGTTACGAAAACACAAATAATCATCGGAAATACTAAATACAACAAAAATGGTTATCAAATCGGAAGTCGTGACAAATGGAACTCTACATGTATTCAGGAGGCAACTCCGGAAATAATACAACAATATAAAAAACAGAAATTACAAAAAACTTTAATCGAACTTCAGGAAATAAAAATTACCGATGAAAATTATGAAGATATTTTATCTCATATAAATTCTTTATTAAAATATAAAGATATATGACATCCGACATTTTCAAAGAAGCTGAACGACACATAAGCCGTGTTCTAATCGAGAAATATTTTGCCGTCCACGGTGCCAAATGGCATAAAGATGAATACTGGACTTTATCGCCGTTGCGTGCAGACGGAAATATAAAAAACGGAACATTCTCAATAAATGAAAATGGCTTATGGCATGACCTTGCTACAAATGAATCGGGAAATTTTATTCAGTTAGTTTCTCATAAATTTAACATATCAAAACTTGAAGCTGCAAAAAAAATAATTGAAGATAGCGGCGGAATTGTGCAAACAGAAAATCAAAAAGAGAAAAGCGGACATAAGAAAGATGAAAAGCCCGAAGCGATTATGCCCGTTCCGGCATCAGCAAAAGAATCATTAACACAAAAAGTTCAATCAAAATTTTATACTGAAACATGGGGAAGGGCTACTGAAATATATTTATATAAAAACATAGATAACGAAACATTATTCTGTACCTGCCGGTTTGAAAAAGAAGAAAATGATAAAACAACAAAAACAGTATTACCTTTTTATTTCACGGCGAGCGGCTGGTACAACGGACGGCCAAAATTAAAAAAATTCCCTCTTTATCACGAACAACAATTAAAAGAAAATAGATTACCCGTAATAATAGTTGAGGGCGAACGGTGTGCAAATGTAAAAATTGAAGGTTATATTCTTGTTTCATGGCTTGGCGGTTCTAACGCTGTTCAAGCGTCAAACTGGGAAATATTAAAAGACTACAAAAAAATAATTATATGGCCTGACAATGATGAATCAGGACTAAAGGCAAGTTATGAAATAAAAAAGTTATTGCCACAATCTGAAATATTAAAAATTGAACATGATTTAAAAGGCTGGGATGTATATGACGCGTACACGGAAAATCTTGACCTCATAAAATTTATTTCAGAATGTCCACGCATTGCAGAACGTGAAACACCGGCGAACCCGTACGACGCTTTTTGTCAGGCAATATTAGATTGTTATGGTGACGGAAATCTTGTACAATTCGACGGGCTATATTATATCTATGACCCACAAAAACATTACTGGGAAGAGCGTTTACAAATAAACATTGAATCAGACATACAAAAATGGATAGTTGATAATCATCTTGAATATTTAGAAAACACTGAAACTGCAATACATACATTTATCGGAAATACAACAAGTTTTCTGCGCAGATACAACACTGCATACTATGAGAGAAACCCGTTTAAAGATTCTGCGTTATCTCCTTATATACATTTAAGAAATGGTTCAATTCACATCAAATACAACGGCTTTGAATTTATAAGCCGGCAAGAAAAACCTGAATCATTTTTCCGCGAGCTGTATCCAACTCACTGTATGGATTTTGATTTTGATTTGAAATATTATCACAATGATAATTTGGAAGAAGTTGCTCCGGCGTTTCATCATTACATGAAAAGTTTGGTGCCTGAAAACATGGATCATGAAAAACAAAGCACAATAGATTTCTTCTGTCAGATACTTGCTTATTGCATAAATCCGATAAAAAAACGCCCGCACTTTTTCGCAATGTACGGGAAACAGGACACGGGAAAATCATTTTTCCCTGAACTATTAGAACACATAATCGGTGAACAGTTTTTCGTTAAAAGAAAAATGGCGGACATGGAAAATCGTTTCGCTGCTTCTGACCTATGGGGTAGTAAAATATTTGTTGATGACGATGTAAAAGCAAATTTAAAATTGCCTGATGATTTTATAAAATTCTATTCAGGTGAAAAATCAATAACAATAGAAAAGAAAAACAAAGACGCAATAAAAGGCGTAAAAATCAGTGTAGCGATGTTTTTCATAAGCAATCATTCTTTCAGCGTTTCCGGCGGTGTAGAAGGTATCGAACGCCGTATGATATATATTCCTTTTTATAAAGAAATTGAAAATCCTGATGTATTTCTAAAAGAGAAAATAATCGGCTTATTACAGAAAGGTGAAGAGTCCGGCGTACATGAGGGAAAAACTTTTGACGAACGCCCGGCTTTAATCGGTATGGCATTACGCGGAATAGACATGTTAATCAGCAACAATCACCATTTTAAAATGCCTTCATGGGTAAGCAAAGAGCGCGATAAATGGCTTGTTGAATCTGACAGCGTGACTCAGTTCTTGCATGATAAAATATATGATAATATACAAATTATAACACCGAAAGAAATGTACGAAAAATATAAAGAATGGTGTGATGAGGAAAGCAAAAAACCTTACGGCAAGAATAATTTTTATGAGAAAGTACGCATGCAAAAACGAGTTGAAACCGGACGAAGTGTTACCGGCGATATATTTAAAATTAAAATAACAGTGAAAGATGAACAGGAAGTTATACCGTTTTAGAAAACAAAGGAGTGCACAACATGAAAACCCTATCCCTATCCTTTTTATTATGGTCTGCAACCGGATTAACATTTTTAATCCTCGACCCGCCGACATTATTTCTGCATTATTTAATTTTATTTATTTTTTTGTTCTTGACAATTTTAATTTGCTATATACTAATTGACATATTATGGATTTTATGGAGTTGACATTATGAGAGAAATTAAATTTAGAGGATATGATGAAGAAAATAAATGCTGGAGATATGGGCATTTATTTGAAACGGTTGAAGGCATAAGAAGATGTTACAATATTGTTGAGGGTAGAGAAGTTAAATATTATGTATCGCCCGAATCCATAGGACAATACACTGGCCTTCACGATAAAAACGGAAAAGAGATTTATGAGGGTGATATACTGCGTGAGCAATACGGATACGACGAAACTCCGTATAATTATCATGTTGTAAAAATAGGTAAATCTGAAGATGTAAGATATTGCGTATCTGCCGGTAGGAATGTTTTTGTTGATGTAATAGAAAGTCTTGAAATTTGTGGCAACATCCACGAAAATCCGGAGCTAATAAAATGACCGATTGCAGTATAACATTAAGAGCAATATTTAATCATTTCGGCGAAGAGAAACAACTTGAAAAACTGCAAGAAGAACAGGTTGAATTATTAGAGGCGTTTGAATCTGAATGCACAGAACATATACAAGAGGAACTTGCTGATAATTATAATATCATAATGCAATTTATACAGGAATACGGATACAAAAAAATAATGAAAATAGCAATTGAAAAACAGGGTAGGACTATAAAGAGAATCGAGGAGGGGTTTTATGAGTGAAGTGAGAGAAAGATATTATGAATGTTTAGAGGGGTGGGGTTTTGTTAATCCGGAGGCAAAAGATTACATCACCGAACTCGAACAGCAAATAACCGAGTTGAAAGAATCCCAAAAGCAAAAACAGATAATAAAGTTATGTGAAAGACTTGATAAAGCTGAACAGCAGAATGAACAGATGATTGAAGCTTTAAGAATGATAAAACATAAACTTGAAACTGACCCCGCGATTACTGACACAATATGGATTGATGACACCCCGAAATGCTCCGAAACAGCGGTTGACAGAATAAATTACTTACTGGGTATAAAAGAATGATATGCTACAGAGATAAAACATTTTGCCCACATTATCTAATCTGTAAAAACGGCAACACTTGCAACAGGGCATTAACTCCTGAAATTATACATCAGGCGGAAAAATCAGGTTTACCGATTGCAAGATATACCGATTTTCCGGAATGCTTTATAAGGTGGTTTGAATGATAAGCGAAAAGCGATTAAAAGAAATATCAGAATACTCCGCAAAATACGGCAGAGACGCAACTTGTAATTATTATAAAATAAGCCGCTCTTCTCTTTCGGCATATTTAAGAAAAAGCAAACAAGAAGAGGGAATGCCTATTGATTGCGATAATGATATTTTATTTAAAAAGCTATCAGAAAAATTTTCCCCCGGTGAATTAAAGTCATTATTAAATGATAAATTTACACCACAACACGGAGAAACAAATTATGACTTTTCGGGTGATGTAATTAAAATCGGCGTGCTGTCAGACCTTCATATCGGGAGCAATCACACAAACGAAGAGCGCATAGCGGCGGCTTTTGAATTATGCAAATCGGAAGGTGTGTCTCTAATTCTCATGCCCGGAGATATAACAGAAGGAATGTCTGGACGTGATGGTCACGTGTACGAATTAACACATATCGGTTATCACGCACAAAGGCAAGCAGCAATAAATATATTACAGCCATACAGCAAAATTTTTGACATTAAAATGATAAGCGGTAATCATGATTTATGGTATGCCTCAAAAGCAAACATGGGAGCACTGATTGTAAAAGATATATGTGAATCAATCGGCGCTGAATATTTAGGCGAGCATGAAGCGATAGTGAATATAAACGGTGTAAAAATAATGTTATGGCATGGAGAAGATGGAGCTTCATACGCTTTATCTTATCGCTTACAAAAAATAATTGAATCATTCACGGGTGGAGAAAAGCCGAATATACTGCTTGCCGGACATGACCACAAATACGGCAATTTTTTTATCCGTAATGTTCACGCCGTCGGCGCGGGATGTATTCAAAAGCAAACACCGTGGATGAGAAGAAAAAGACTTGCCGCTTATGAAGGATTTAATATAATAGAAATAACAATAAAAGACGAAGAGGTCAAACGTTTTAAATCTGAATGGGTACCGTTTTATGTGTGATTTATGCCGATAGTAACCAAACGCACCGATTTAAAATTAACATTTCTAAATACGGAATACACACACATCTACATATATAAATGTGAATGTGGGGAAGAAATGACATATTATGATTATGAAAAGCCTGAACGATTGCAGAAGTGTTTTGAATGTCAGGAAAAAGCACGATAATTTTTTTAACTTTTTTTTAATTTTTTTCTTTTTTTTGTTGACAGGTTCCGATATAAATAGTAGATTATATTTATCAAAAAGAGAAGGAGAAAAGAGATGAAAAAAATGATAGCAGCAGCAAGAGACAAACAAAGCAAAGAAATAATAACAATAGAATCAGAGTACGAATCAAAAGCGGCATTTAAAAAAGATTTAAACAATAACGGTTATGAGGTTATCGGAAGAATAAGCGTTGACGGAGAAAAAGAAACTACGAGGTCAAGACTTTATGATAGAGGAATTAGAACAAGATAAACTCATCAACATAATCAACACGGACAATCAGCCGGATATTTTATCCGAGCTGTATTGTAAAAACAAAAAAGGAGCATCACATGACAAGAATACTAACCCTAAAATACAGATGTATAAAATGCAACAAAACGGAATACAACACAGTAAAAAACGATTCACTAAATGCAAAATATCAGCTTGTTTCAAAATGTTTTGACAATAAAATTTGCTTAGATTGTTATTGCGCATCGGAAAAAGCGTTACATGGTACCGCTGAAAAAATAGAGGATGTTCTCTATGGCTGATGTGCTGACAATATACGTTTGTCGGTATCGTATAACCGGCATAAATTTAAGCCAATGACGGCAAGGTAGAATAAGATTAGATTTCAGAAAAGTTCACACATTTAATTACCGTTCCCGGCGGTATATCCGGGAAAAATTAAAGAGGTGATTTATGACCGAAGATAACCGCATAACAACACACTGCAACTCGATTGAGCAGAAAGAAAAAATTCAATTTCTTATTCGAAACGTAAAACAGAAACACGGATTTAAAAAGACGGGTGATGCGTTGGAGTTTATAGCGGATAAATATGTCGAGGAGTGTACAGGGAAACAGAATATTCCGGAAGGGGGTATAATTTTTAAATGAAATTCAAAACAGAAAAATATATCTGTAAATGTGGTCATGTTGTCACGGTAGAATTTGACGAGGATGACCCAAGAATTGAATGTAGCAAGTGTAAAAAAATAATGAAGAAAATTAAAAAGGAGGAAAACTAAATGCCAAAAATAAGAGAAGTCCCGCTGATAAATGTCGACTCAAACGGCGATGAACTTGTGACAATCGGTTTTAAATGTCCGTTGGAATTATATGACAAACTAAACGAAGATTCAAAAACAAACGGCATGAGCAAAACAAAGAATCTGATAAAGATTTTAAAAAAATATTATGGAGTGAAATAAGTATGAACAGAAAATTTATGTTTTTTAAACGTGATGAAATTCAAAAAGCTAAAAAAGAAAAAAGAAATCCGGCATACTCTTTTAGTATAGAAACTGATTCATTGACATTATCAAAATTGATAAATAAATATGAGCTTGATTTTGAATACACACATAACTAAACAAGGAGTGAAATGAAATGACAAAAAAAACACATGACCTTGCCGTAAAAGTCGGCGAATATGAAAAAGACGGACAGACAAAAAACCGTTATCAGAATATCGGAATGATACTTGAAAAAGATGACGGCGGAAGATTTATGCTTTTAAACAGAAGTTTCAATCCGGCGGGTGTACCGTTCAAAGAAGGCTCTGAAACCATTATGGTTTCTATGTTTTCGGTGAAATCCGGCGAACAGAATGAAGACAAAACACCACCGGCAGACGGTGATATTCCATTTTAAATAGGAGGCAATATGCTCGACGTAGGAAAACACAAATACTGCTGTAAATCATGCGGAAAAAAAATAACACTTGATATATTTCCGCAACCGTATATGACTGTAACTCAAAATGAATTTGCTGAAAAATTGTATACAGAAAAGCTGTGTAAAAGGTGTTACATGAATAAAAAGAGACACGAAGAACTTGAAAACACAGGTTTAGAATTTGCGGTTGATAGAAGTAATTTTTTAAAAGGATGGGACGCGAGGCGTAAGTACGCTGAATGAAAGAATCAATAATCCAGCAACAAATATGCGATTATCTTTCAGCGGTTGGAGTGTTTTATTTTTCAATACCGAATGAACATTATAATATATCACACGGGCAACGGGTAACACTTCATAAGATGGGTATGTTATCCGGTATCCCCGATATATGTATATTAGCAAATGGAACTTGTTATTTTTTAGAAGTAAAAAACGAAACAGGAAAACCGAGCAAACAGCAATTGATAATTCATAAGGCACTTATCGACAAAGGTTACAAGGTTGCTATTGTTCGGAGCGTGGAGGATGTCAGACATTTTTTAATCAAGGAAAATATTATAAAGGGGGTGTTTTGAATGACAGTAAAAAATAATGGTGGGCCAGCGTTTCCGATCACTGTAACAGATAATAGCGGACAGATTGCACCAACATTTACCGGCATGTCTCTCCGTGATTATTTTGCTATTCACGCAAGCGAAAAGGATATTGAAGCTGTAAGATTTGGTTTTTCAGATATGTCAAGAAGTGAAGCAAGATATATTTATGCAGATGAAATGCTAAAAGCAAGGGAGGAAAAATGACCTGTCAAAACTGCAAAAACTGGAACGCAAAACTTTTAACATGCAAATTAAATCCTGATGTGAAGAGAGATAAAAACGGAACATGCCCCGAAAATACCAGCAAGAAGCAATAAATAAAATAAATCAGGCACTAAACGCCGGAATAAATCCGATATATTGCGCACCATGCAGAACCGGAAAAACAAAAACAACGGCGTTTGTAATTGAATCACGAAAACAGATGAAGGAAACTTTTTTTATTTTAGTTCCTTCATTTGAAATTTTTGACCAATGGTGTCTTGAGTTTTCGCACTCCGGCATTGACTACGGATATATAAACGCCGACGGTGTAACCGGAAAAAATAAGCGCGTTTATGTCTGTATGCCGATGTCATTGAATAATATGTTGTCGGTGTTGCCCGAAAAATTTAAGCCTGATATTATAATTACAGATGAATGTCACAGGTCAGAAGCGAACACGTGGCAGAACATTTACAATTTCTATCCGCACGCTAAACGTTTAGGCTTAACAGCTACACCGCAAAGAACAGACGGCAAAGGATTGGATAACACTTATGATATAATAATAGAAACAATAGACATAGACACAGCAATTAAAGACGGTTATCTGACTAAACCGGTTTTAATAGTCCCCGAAAAATACAAGATTGAAATGGATGTACCCATAATAGACGGCGATTATGACATAAATAAACAGGCTGAATTATTAGGCAAAACTCAGATTATCGGTGATGTAATAAGTCAGTACGGAAATATTTTTAACGGCGCGCCGGTGCTTGTGGCTTGCTGTACAATTGAACACGCCGAAAAAATGACAGCAGAATTTAACAAAGCCGGATGGAGGTTTGAATGTATATCAAGTCAGATTCCATATTCAGAACGTAAGCGAATGCTGCGACAAATAAGAAACGGAGAATTAAACGGTTTATGTACCGTTGCAATAGGAATTGAAGGGTTAACAATTGAAGGCTTATATGGTCTGATATGGTTACGCCGTACAATGTCATTGACTGTTTATATTCAGTTTTCAAGCCGTCCACTAACACCGATGAAGGGAAAAAAATACGGCATAATATTAGACCCCGTGGGTAATTGTTTTATACATGGCAAGGTTGAATTACATCGAACATGGAGTTTAAAAGGAAAAACAGAAAGAACTCCGGCTGATGACTTAGCCCCTAAAATGAAAATATGTCCTGCGTGTAATGTTATGAATAGTTCAGAAAATATCATCTGTCATATTTGCGGATATGATTTTTCAAGCGATGATATACCCACAAAAAAAAGACGCTTGCCGGTAATGGTTGACGGTGAGTTGGTATTATTAGACGAGCATGAATTAACAGAGCGACAGGAAGAAATTAAAATCAAACTATCAGAAAATAAACGCAGCACAAAACAGGAGGAGAAAAAAACAGAAATGAAAAGATTATCACAAGAAGAGAAATTACAGGTTTTGAAAAATGGGTTAGGGAAGAAGAATAATATGTTTGAGAGGGGGAGGAGTTATTTATGAAATGGATAAGCGTTAAGGATAGATTGCCGGAAAAAGGATATGTTTTTTGTTGTAATAACAGGTGCCTGCCTTTTGTTGGCAGTTATAACACATGGGATGATAAATTATGGCGTTCAGGTGGTGAAATAATAAACGTTACTCACTGGATGCCACTTCCTGAACCGCCGGAAAATTAACATTTTTTTATTTTTTTTATTGACATTTTGGTTTTAAATTGTACGGTGTATATAGAGGTTAAAAAACATGAACGAGATAAAATTAAACAAATCAAATCTGAACAAAATTATTAAATGGAGTACAAGCAGATATAATGTATGTAGCAAAAAAAGAGCTATAGAGTGGGCGTTAAAATGCCTCAACGATGGTTTTTATGAAATAGCAGATGAAAAAAGATATTCAATAATTTTAAGTTCCGGCTCATATTGTGAATGCTCGGCGATGACAACTACGGGCGAATATGTTATAGACTTAAAAGAAAAAATAATCAGAGAAGTTACTTTAAACTTAGAAAATGAAGTTGAAAAAATACATAAAGAATGGAGGCTGATATAATGAAATGCGATTCATGCAAAAATTATCAAATTGATGGTGACGGAACAAATGACAAGTATTACACCGCCTGTAAAAATATCATGCTTACAAGACAATATAAACAAGCGGTAATGGATGAAAAAATAAAAAATTGCAAAGGATACGAGAAAATATAAATGCAATACATAAAAAATTTCACAAAAGAACGCAGTACAAAAATCGGGGCATCAGATATATCTAAACTTATCCAGCACCCCGAAAAATCAGAATCATTATATGGTTACGACGAAACCGCTCTCACATTATGGCAAGAGAAAACCGGAAAGATAAAACGTGAACCGGCAGGCTTTTCTGCTGAAATGGGTAACGCACTTGAGCCGGTTGTTCTGCGTAAATTCATATCGGAAAACATAGATAGAGAAACCGCTGAAAAGTTTTATCGCGGTTATATGCTATGCGAACTAAACAAAACCGATGACGGTTACCCCGATGCGGAGAACTTTCAGAATACTAATTTTTTGCATCACACAAAAGCTGAAAATGATTTTGCTGTTGCACATGCGGATTGTCTGCGGTTACAAATAGCCGGTAATCACGCTGAACTTATAGAAGCAAAAACAGCATTATCGGCAGCATCAAAACGCCGTGATGATATTTATTCCGGTTATGATACTACATTAAAAAATCATCAAGGAATACCGTTAAAACATTTCTACCAGGTGCAATTTCAGGCGGCAATATATCAGGAAGTATACGGTCTGAATATTAACACGGGTTTTCTCGCTCTTATATTTACGGATGGATTTAAGCCGGTATCATTCCATCAGTGGGAGATTAGAATTGATGTAAAAATTCAGGAGCGATTATTAGAGCTTGCCTCGTATATGAAAAAATGTATCGATACGGATACACCTCCGAAAATGTTAGCAATGAATCAGGATGACATTAAAATAATGTACCCGAAACTTGACGAAGATTTCCGCATAATATCAGGCGATGAATTACAGGTTGCATTACATGCAATAGAACAGCGTAAACTTGCAAGTGAGCAGGAAAAAGCATGGAAAAGAAGAAAAGAAGATGCAGACAACACACTGTCAATATTTCTAAAAGATGCAAAAACTATTAAGGGAATTATCGGTGATGAAATTGTAAATCTTGCGACATGGCAAGAGAAAAAAGGCGCTGACCGTGTAGCGGGCTTGAAAGAAATAAAGCAGTACCCCGAAATTGAAAAGCTATTGCGGGAAAAAGAATTGATAAATAAAAGCGAAGATTCAAAAAGTGTTGTTGTGAAATATAAGGATTGAGGATATAAAATGTTCGACTGGGATTCAATGAAAAATAAAATCATACTTGCCGATAATAAGGATGTACTGAAAGATATACCGGACAAGTTTTTTGAATTGGCTATTGTTGACCCGCCTTATGGGATAGGATTTGACGGTCAAAAAGTTTCAACATCTAAACATGGAGGAAGAAAACTACACGATTTTAAAGGATGGGATAATTCAACTCCGGACGAAAAGTATTTCAATGAATTAAAAAGAGTAAGTAAAAATCAAATAATATGGGGTGCAAATTATTTTGCAAAATATTTACCGTCAAGCATGGGGTGGATATTTTGGGACAAAGGTCAAAGAATATGCAATTCTGATGGAGAGCTTGCTTTTAGTAGTTTTAAAAGAGCCTTGAGGGTTGCGGAATATAACAGAGTCGAATTATTAAAAGACGGAACAATCCACCCAACCCAAAAACCCATCGCCCTTTACCGCTGGCTATTACAAAACTACGCAAAACCAAACGACAAAATAATAGACACGCATAGCGGCTCAGGCTCGCTTGCTTGCGCTTGCCACTTAGAAAAGTTTGATTTTTTAGCAATTGAAAAAGATGAAGATTATTATAAATCATCTTGTGATAGATTAGAAATATTAAGAAGTCAGGGAACACTATTTTAAAGGAGGTCTCATGAACGCAGAAATAGCACTATGTAAAATTTACCGTCAACAGGTAGAGAATCAGAAATTAGATTTAAGCCTGAACACACCGGTAAAAGATTTACAGAAGAGAATCAGAAATTTAAATAATCAGTACCCGTATGATATGGAGAAACTTTGCGAGGTACATGGGATATGAAAAATTTAAAACATACGCCGGGGCCGTGGAAAGAATTATTCAACGGAAATTATTGGGATATTAAATGCCTTTGTGGTGACGATGGAGATATTAACACCTATAATCCCAATATCGCATATTGCATGGATAATAAAAATTATGAGCATACCGCCCACCACTCAGAATTTAACGCCCGCCTTATCGCCGCCGCTCCGGACATGCTTGAGGCGTTGATAAATGCCTATTGCAATATGGATTCCGGAAATTTTGAAGAGATAGAATCTGTTGTTAAAAAAGCAACTGGTTTAGATATCACAAAAGTACTGGAGATATTAAATGAAAACTAACTGCCCGCAATGCAACAAAGTCACAGAATCAAAATACAGCGAAAAGGAAGAGCTACATTATTTTTATTGTTCAGATTGTAAAATCGGCGGGAAGGGTAAAACCGAAAAAGAAGCAGAAAAAGAATTTAAAAAACAGGGGGATAAATTGACAAACGCAATAATTGAGAGGCCGAAAAATAAGAATGAGTTTGCATTATATGTACAGCAGCATAAAAATAAGTTTGCGGAAAATGCACCGCTATGGGCTGATAAAGTTTACACAAGAAAAATGTATGAACAAAATGAAAAATATATTTTAAGCGCTGATTTCAAAGACGCATGGAATACACCGGAAGGTCAGGAATCTATTGTTGATGCTTTCAATTCGGCTAATGAAATTTGTGCAACACTTGGACAAATGGGAGATATTGTGCCATTTGGTAAAACAGTTGAGTTCATACCGGATTTTCAGGCTTTCAATTTTGCACTGACAGAAGGCGATAACGCACCGTTTAAACGTATAGCTGTAGATGTACTGCATGAGAATGACCAATACGATTTACACTCAGACAAAGAAGGAAACTTTATTTTTGAGTTTAAGAAAATCGGTTTTCCGCGTGGTGAAATTATCGGAGTTATTGTTCGTGGGTGGCTATCAGATAAAGACATCTGCATCGGGAAAGCGTATGACATAAAAACACTGATGGGTAAGGCTGAACAGCATTCTAAGGGCTATCAATATTATTTAAAAGACATGTCAGACCTGCGAAAAGCACAAAGTGAAGGGAAAGACTATATAACAAAATGGGATAAAAAAATATATGAAAAAGATATTGTATCTCCCTATGTCGGTGCGAACGCCTCAGAAATGCTTTCTAAACTTGCCGGTAAAAGTTTTTTCAGACCATACATGAAAACACGAAACGCCCGTGCGATGAAAAGCGAATGGCAAAACGAACCGGAAGAAAAAGAACAGACACCGGAGGAGTTATTAAAGCCGATGATTGACGTGTCAAATATGTCAGATGTTAAAGACGCGGAAATAATACCGGAAAAACAAAATGATTTATTTGGAGGGGAGAAGATATGAGCATCTCAACCGACATAAAAATCGTTAAATCATGGTTCGAATATACGGAGGCTTTGTTATCAAAAACGCCAAATACGGAAACGAATACAACATGGGAGGCTGTTAAAAACGTAATCGCATACGCCGAAACATGCTACAAAAAAGAATATGCTAAAGACACAATGGAAACACTTACAAAAATCTTAACAGGGGAAAAAGATGAAGATGTTAAAAAACATTAAGGAGTACGAAAACGAGATTTATCAGGTTGTGATATGGATTCAGTTTACAATAATCTTTTATTTGATGTATAGGGGGGTGTGATGAAACCAAGAAGATTTAAAACAAGAAACGGGAGCATTATCGAGGAATGGCCAAGAGCTCTAACTGTGACTAAAAATAATTTTATTGACGATTACAAAATAATAAAAAGCACAAGAAAAAAATATAAAGAAGGAGATTACATTTGTCTTTTTTTGTTATCAAATCATGCACCGATTGGCGGTGCACACGGCGAGGAGTGGGATATTATTGAGGATGTCTTGTAAAATGAAAACCTATTCAACAATTTTAAAATGTTCTTTAATACTTAATTTGTTTTTATTTTTTACTGCCTGCGGATAATTAAATCGGCCGGCATAACGCCGGCCTTAAGTTTCTTACATAATTATTTTTATAAAACCAGAACCTCCCAAGCCTCCGGAACATGTGATATAGTTCGGATATACAAAAACAAGCCCACCCCCGCCCCCTCCGGCTCCATAATTAGGAGAATTTCCACCGACTGACTTATCTCCCCCAGAACCGCCATAACCATAGCCACCATAATATTGTAATAAACATTGCAAATTTGCCCCAGCGCCTCCCGCCGATGTTGTACCGTTCGACCCTGGATTATATCCGCTTACGGCTTTATCCAAACCTGATGAGGATGAGCCAAAATTTCCACCGGCACCACCGGATGAACCATTAGCCCCGTTATAACCGTTTTGGACAGATAAGGTTATAGTTGACCCGTCGGTTATAGATGTATTTCCGCCAGAGGTAGATGATAGTGTTGCCGATAATGATATACCCGCCGATATAAATTTTTCCCTTGCCCATCCCCATGCCGCAGCTCCGCCGCCCCCGCCGGACATAAAAGTGGAAGCGCCATCCCAGAATGAAGTTCCGCCGTTTCCACCCTTCCCGCATAATTCAAAATCATAAAACTGTGACCACGGAGATATAAAAGTTGATGTGGACGTAATCCATATTATTATTTTATCTATACCACGTCTATAAACCCTACAATCAGTCCCATCAAAATCAACAAGCCAATCTAAAACTCTATACTCATCACCAACAGTATAGTAAGCATTTTTTAATGCACTCCAATATGCATATCCGGCGGTCACCTCTGACAAAGTCGGCGTTAAATACTGCGGCCCTGCACCCTGTAGCGTAATATAATATCTTCCCGCCGACGGAGGTGTCAAAACTGTTTGAGATTTAATATCATACATTACACCGTTCACATCAACCGGCCCGCTGATTTCAACTGTTACGGTACCCGCGCCGCCCGACACATAAGTTTTATCAATTCCCGTTCGCTGTGAAACAAGATTTGTATTTTGTAATTGATAACCTGTTGATACTGCTCCAGGCGTGCTATCCGGATTATTTATAATTTCAGCTTCGTTTGCCATTGCTTTCTCCTGATATTTTTTTATGCTGCGTAAGAGCCTACAAAAACATAAGCCATTATTGTTGCTGATTCCATTTCTGTTTTTGAGCCGGTACGGGGAGTGCCGTTTGTGCCGTCATTCATGGCTTTAAGTGGTCTTGTGCCTTGAGTGGAAGTGGCGAAAGCTAAATTTGTACTATTCGTGGCTGGAGCTGTTGTTGGTACTACATCCCTTGCGCCTGAATAGCCGTAATAATTTCGTGCGCCCGCAGAATCTTCCGTAAACCCCGCTTGCCATGCTTGAAACTTATCCCGTCTTCTTAACCCCGTAATCTTATTCTGACCCGTCATATACAATCCAAGTCCAGCCCATGAAAAATGTTTGCATGAAGTTGTTGAGCCTAAAATTCTATTAAGATAAATTTCTATACTTGTTCCGGATGGTGAACCTGATACAGTTATTATTCTCGATGCGACTGTAAAGCCCGTAATATTATATTCAGTTCCCCCCGAAACAAGTATTCTCCATCCTGATGTTGGCGAACCTGCAAAAAGCCAATCTTCATATAATTCTGCAATCATCGCAACATTAGCAGCGTTATTGTCAAGCGTAAAATCAGAGCCTGACCACGTGCCAGAGAAAGAAGAAACCGCAGTATTAAATTCATCGTAGGTGACTTTTCTTGACCGCATTTCATCTATAAAAGCAGAATCATAATTTGTTGTCGTCAATGTCTGGTCTGGCAGTGACATGCAAAACCACGGAAAACTTGCGGATATTGGTTTATAACAATTTAAAAATTTCATCTCCTGCCCGATATACAGTGATTGTAAAGATGAAATTAAATTTGTAATTGTTATTTTAAAGTCACCTGAGCTGTCGCGCCCCGGCACTCGCTCCGTACCGTCGATAACAGTTTTCGTTCTCGAAATATCATCAATAGTTTTTGGTTGTGTACTCATTTATTTTTCTCCTGATAAATAATAATCATTATCGTATATCACCACTTACAATCCATTGTACGCCGTCTATGTATGCCGGTTGTGCATCAAAAGTAAGCGGATAAAATTTTTCTAAACCTTCCATTTTAATTACATCCTGTCCGGGGTCACATTCTTTAACTATCCATTGTGACCATTGAGAAAATTCCCTATCGTTTATAGTTGGTTCAAAAATTACAGTATCGAGTAAGTTGATTTCAAAAGTATCTGCACCAAGACCGACCTCAATTGTTTCTCTAACATTTCCAAAGCGCTCTATAATTCTATCAGATAAATCAATGGCGTCAGCTTCAGCAATTAAATCAGTTTCAAATTCAGCAAGAAAAGATTTTCTCCAACGCCCGAAAAGGTCAAGTTCCGAACTATTGTTTAAATAATTGCAATCAAAATCATCATTGACCCAGTTTTTACAGTAGTTAATTTTTGCACTTGAGCAGTAATATTTTGTAGCGTCATTAAAGTTTTTCTTAGGCGCCTGCGTTGCAAGCCATGACTCAAAATAATGTTCGTCGTATGTTTTACCCCATTGCCTTATTGTGAGCAGTTTATTATTTTTCTGAATTAAAAAAGCTATATCATTTTTTAAAACGCCTTCAATCAATTCTTTTGTTGTTCCACCGTCAAAATAAAAACCGATGTCAGCACAATATGAAAGGTAATCATCCGTTTCTGTTAAATCCCATATGCCTTCGATGTATTGTATATTCTCATTCTGTGCAAGTGCCTCAATAATTATTTCACCGATAGAACAATCTGTTTTTCCGGTTACGTTCATGTATTCAGCTTCAATAACTTCTCCGTCACCGTCTACGCTTGTAACTCTGATAACTCCTGTTGTTGCATTGAAAGAATGCGTCAGGGAATTTCCGTCTTTGTCGAAAACCCCCTGAACGCTTGTAATATGAGATTTATCAAGAGCAATGTAATCAATCCATGTTGCAGGGTCTGCCGTGTCTTTATCAACTTCAATAGGCTCTATGCCGTATAGTGTGCCCCATCCGACTGGTATATTTTCATTCAAGTTTGAATCTGAAATATTTGGAAACTCATCTGTAGTAAATTTCCGGCAATATTCTTTATTCATTAAATAAAATTGGTCAACTGCTGTTATCTGTATTTTTTTAAAATCAACTTTTATATCTTGAACTATGCCGAAACGTATCTGATTAAACTCATCTATGCTTTGTGCGTTTGTACTTGTCTTTGATATTTGAAGTGGTGTATTAAAATAATTCAAAATGTCAACCCCGTCAAAAAATCCGTCACGGTTATCTATATTGATATTGAATGAATTATAAACATTTACTCCGGATATAGCGTCTGATATTGCATTATTCAGAGACGGAATTTCCATTCGTGGAATAGCACGAACACCGCCATAATATATATCAGACAGATTATCTTCATTACGCGGAGCAGTTGAAAATGTTGAAAGCGGATTACCATAAACAGAAGCATACGCCGTGTAATACTGCCAAGGGTTTTTGTCGGTGTTCATGTAACAGATATTATTTGTTATGTCGATATAAAAACTATTTTCCGTTACCTCTAAATTTGATTCAAGAAAAACCTCAGTCAAAAATTTATCCATGTAAACTTGCACGCCCGTTCCGACAACGTTATCGAAATAACCGCCCCATGTTATCCAATAGTTGCCTGAATCAGTTATAAGCGGAGCAATTGAAAACGAGAAAATATTATTCTGCCGTGAAAAGTTATTCGGTGCAATTGCAACAGTCGGAGACCATTGATTAGACTGAAATAATTCTGCTATGTATTTTACATTTTGACGGAGAGGAGATGACATCAAAAAGCCTCCGCAAGTACGGGCTGAAAATTATTTTCTGCTTCTTTAATTCTTTTTTGTGCGATGTTGAAATACTTCTCGTCTTTTTCAATT